GAGTATCCTGCATCACGCAGGAAACGCTCGAAATCTCTTTCGGTGGTGATCGACTTGACGTTTGTCACCTTTGCATCAGGCAGCATCGGGAACGTCACAAGACTGATCTCGAACAGATCCACTTCCATCAGCTTGCGAACACGGCCATCGCCCTCTGGGATGGCTTCCATTGTGCGATAGCCGATTGACATGGAATCGATGGCCCCGGCGCGAAGGAGCGCCATTGCCTCGCGGCCTTTTTCTACTTCTTTGAGCAGACGGCCACGGACAAACAGGCCACGCTCGTCCTCGTAAATGTCATCCCAGACGCCGATGGGCTGGCTCATATCGTGCTGCCATAGCATCTTGACTTTACGAGAGCCGAGCGATTTGCGAAATGCGCCGCGTTCGACCACATCCATTCCCTGATCGACAACGCCGAACACCGAGGCATAGCCCTCGAAGACGCCATCTTGATCCGGTTCGCGCTTGAGCGTGAGGGATACGTTCTTATGCTGGATCGGTTCGGACATGAACTTGTCGCCCTCTTCTCTGCGAACTATTGCGTTGGCCCATGAGCGGCCAGGATCACCGCCCCACAAGGCCCATGCGATGCGGCCAGCGGAAGGATAGCCGTCCTCGCCGGGGGAGAATCCTTCGCCTTGCTTGTCTACCTCATGGCGGGCGAAGTAAGACACCATCCGCTTGACGGTATCGAGCGAAAGGTTGCGGCGATTCTTGATGTCACGAGCGCGGGCAACGCCGATCTCGGTTCCGCCACGGTTGAACTCATCACGCCATTCGAGGCCGCGTGTGGCTTCTCGTGCCATTGCCTCGTTCGGTGAATATCCATCGGCCTTGCCTTCCCACTTGGAAATGCAGACGGCATAACGCTGATCTTCATCAGGAAAATCAGCCATCGCCTCTTCGTCGCTCATGCAACGGGAGATGAACTCGTCTTCGTTTTCGGTCGGGCCGGGGCTAGGCATGAGGGGAATATATCATTGCTTGATTGAAATCACAACATGGCCTCAAGGGCGGCTTCGTCCACGATGTAACCAACGGCGCAACGGCAGTTGATGACCTCATCTCCCGGGCCTTCTGGATCACCGGGAAACATGAGTTCGGCATCGCCAACCTTGAATTTTTCGTCCATGCCCACCGGCGGTTGAGTAGCAGCGATTCGATGCGTATCTCTGGTGCGGTCATCAGCAGCAGCCAGCCACTCGCGGGACAATGGCAAGCCAGTCTGCTTTGCGGCCTCCTGGGAGCCGTAATTAGCAGCGCCGTGCGTCTCTGTGCGGGCAATCACGTTCGCCCGGGTCGAGGACAGGGAAGGCACCAGATCGAGGATGGCATCGGCAACCCCGCGCTGTCCAAGGCCTTCGCGATAGCCGCGATCCACGGCATTGACAATCTGGCGGCGGGTTGTTTCCGTCACCTCGGTGATGCGGCGGCGGATCATCTCCTGCTGGACATAGCGCAGCGCCAGCCGCGTCATGATCTGGGCAAAGGATTCCTTCGTCTCCAGCGGCAGGCCGTGCGCCTTGCCTTGGTCGAGAATGCGAAGCCCGAATTGCGTGATCGACGCCATCGCCATCTGGCGATAGGTCGCCTCGATGCGGTCATGGAATCCGCGCGGTAAAGTCACCTGATTGGTCTGGAGCCACATCTCCACCATGTCTTTCATGGCGGTGGCGATCTCGCGTTGCAGGCGGGCGCGGAATTGAACCGTCAGGCGGTCGAGCAAGGCGACCTGACGGCGATGCTCCCGGCGCTTGTTATTATCGATTAGGCGTCGTGCCATAGGCCACAGCTTTCATTTCCTCGACTGTCATGTCAACTGAGGTGTCTCCTGCCATGCCGAGGGGAATCTCGGCACTGGACACAAACAACGTATCGCCTCCGTCAATCGGCCCATATCCCTTCAACGCGCGGCGTTCATTGATAGTGAGGTCCTGTGACTGATCAGCCATCTGCCACATCGAAAGCCGCTTCTCGGCAATGGCCGGGATGCTGTCGATGTCAGGTTTGATCTCGACACCGTAGATCGAGCCGAGCCAATTGTTCCAATCGTTCACGATCATCTGGAGCAACGGCAATGCCGTGTCTTCCCAGAACGCCAGACGGGCCTCAGCATAGTTGGAATAGGTGTTGTCACCAGGAATGCCGAGCAACTGCGGCGGCACTCCGAAGGCTAGGGCAACGTCACGGGCCGAGGAGAACTTGACATCGATGATGCCCATATCGGTCGGGCTTAGGCCCATCTGCTGCCAGTCAAGGCCACCTTCGAGGAGCATCGGGCGACCGGCGTTGGAGGAGCCAGAGTATTGTTCCTCGATCTGGGCCTTGAGGCGGTTGAAGTTCTCGTCTGATAGCGTTCCGGAATCCTTGACGGTCAATGCACCGGAAGGCCGAGCCGAGTTCTGGAGCAAGGCTTGCATCCAGTTCATGGCTTCGTTGTTCTGGTCGATTGCGTAGGAACCCGCCTCGATTGGACTCATGCCGTACCAATCGTTGAGCGGATTGAATAGCTTCAAGTGCCGCACATCGCAGGTGAGCGTGCGCGGGTCCATCTCCCACCGCACCTTGTTCTGGCCGAGCGTATATTCGTATGCAGATGGGATGCCGTTGGATGACGGAACAATCTTCATGCGGTCTGGTCGAAGCTGATAGAGTTCCTTGACCTCGCGGCCCACCATGAACCGCTCTTCGTAGCCGTTGCCCGCGATCATCAGGAACGACACCTTGGCGCGAACGTAATCGGAATAGGACTGAAGCGGATTCGGGCGCTCGAGCAGGGTGATCAGCGGATGATCGACCAGTTCCGTATCGCCACGGTAGACGCCAAGATTGACGGATGCGATTGCATCAGCGATCCGGTTGATGGCCTGATATGCCACCACGTTCTTGCCATAGGCTTCCTTGGCAAAGGATTCGTAGTTTCGTGGAGACCACACGGCTTGGCCGGGATTGATCACCATCAGTTTGGCGGCAGCGGATTCCTTGCGCTCTTGCGGGCGGCGGAAACGGTCAAAAAGTCCCATCTAGAACCTCACAAGGCGCGAACCGCAGGAGCAGACTGCGGCGCGGTCATATCGGAAATTGCACTCATTGCGGCGTCTATCATATCATCATGTGTGCCGTTGGGAAAGACCGAGGCCTCGGACATGAAATCGGCCAGGTGATCAATGTTGGACATGATGTAGACATTGCCGGATTGGACGTAGGGCGCGGCATCGAATGCGCGTGTCACTTTGTCGGTGTTGCGCTGAATCGGGATGATCGGAATGCCCTCGCGTTTCAGCTTCTGGATCAGGCCGGTGCCGCTTACCTTGTCTTCGACCTTGATGGCTCGAAGCGGCCCATGATACGGCTGGGAATGATGCTTCTGCCAAAACGCGCGGGCCATCGTCTCAAGTTCTGGAGCCTCCCACTTGCCGCGTGCCATATCGAGCAACACGATCTGTCCGGTTTGCGTTTGGCCCCAGCATTGGAAGACGGAATAGTCATTCTGCTCCTTTGTCTTTTGCGCGGTGTCGGCATAGATCGCCCGCCACTTGAGCGGCGGCATAGCCTCATAGAATCGCCACCATTCGTCCTTGAAGATGCCGCCGCCAAGCGGTGCGGGTCGTTGCATGTATTGGCCAGCGAAGACGTATGGACTGGATTGCTCGAGGCGGTCGAGCATCTCGGGCGGGAATTGTTCCGGCCAGAACGATGATCCATCGGGATCACGGGCAGGGATGACAAGGCTGTCCCAATGTTCACCGGAGCCGCCGCCTAGAAGCCAGCCGGAAAGATCATCTTCGTGGAGCCGCTGCATGATGACGATGATCGGAGTGTCGGTCTTGTTGAGGCGCGACTGTATCGTGGTCTGATACCAGTCGATCACGTTCTGGCGCATGATAGGCGAGGTTGCCTCACCGGCCTTGTGCGGATCATCGATGATGATGGCACCGCCGAAGCCGTCTCGCATCTTGCCAGCGCCGTAGCCGGTGATGGTTCCTTCTGCGCCGGTTGCATAGACGATGCCGCCGTGTGATGTGCGAAACTCATCCTTTGCCTTGCTATCGTCTTGAAGCGACACCCACGGAAATATCGATCGATAGGTCTCGTGCTGCATCATGGCGCGGATGTCGTATGCGTTGGATGTGGCGAGGCGCTTTGAATAGCTGGCGTGGATGAATTCGGCATCAGGCACGAGGCCGATGGTCCAGGCGATGAATGCCTTGACGGCAATCTCGGTCTTGCCGGATCGAGGCGGCACGTTGATGATGAGCCGCTTGATGCGGTGGGCGAAGACCTGCTCGAGGCTACGGCAGATTGCCCGCTGGTGCTGGTTCGGCAGCATGTCCTGATTGGTGCGGGCGCGGTAGATCGTGCGGGCGAACTTGTAGAGCCGTTGATGGTTGGCGGCTCGATGCTCACTCGGCGTCATCGTAAATCTTGTTGAGCGCAGCAAGGACGGCGGCGGCGACTGGCTCTGGCTTCAGTGATCCATCCTCGTTCGAGATGTCCACGGTTTCGCGCCAGCGTGCGCGCGTCTTGAGCCAGAAGATCATGGCAGTGGTGTCGCCAGCCTTGGCCTTGTTGAATAGCGCACCTCCGATGGTTGCGTTGGCCTTGTCCCTGGCTTGCTTCAATTCGGCGGAATAATACTTGTAAAGCGTCTCTTTGTGAATGCCGAGGATTTCGGCAATGCTCTCGTGCGTGGTGCCGACCGTTGCGTGAAGCGAGACCAGCTGGCGCTGCGCGTCTGTCGGTGCGTGAGGCTTGCGGCCTAGCTTGCCTTTGGTTTCTTCGGTCATGTCGATGCCTCGAGTTTCTTGCGTTTTTCGGCTATGGCAACGTCATACGATTCGGCGCTGTCTTTCTTCCAATCGTAGCGGTTGGAAGCGACATCCTCGAATGTCTGGCCGGTGGATTCGAGCGTTGCCTTGTGGCCGGTGAAGTCTTGCCAGCGTTTGACGATGACATCGCAATACTTGGGGTCGAGTTCCATGAGGCGGGCATAACGCCCATGCTCTTCTGCTGCGATCAGTGTGGTGCCGGAGCCGCCGAAGCTATCCAGCACAACGTCACCGCCCTTCGTGTTGTTCAGCATCTGATAGGCAAAGAGTGCGACCGGCTTCATGGTCGGATGCTCGCCGTTGCGAGATGGCTTATCGAATTCCAAGATGGTGGTCTGCTTGCGGTCGGTCGCCCAGAGATGACCGGCTCCTTCTTTCCATCCGTAGAGGCACGGCTCGTGCTTCCAGTGATAGTCTTGACGGCCCATGACCATTGTTGACTTCTTCCAAATCAAACACTGGCGCACCTTCCATCTGGCGTCTTTACAGGCACCACGGAAATTGTATCCCTCCGAATCAGCGTGCCAGATGTAAAACACAGCGCCTGGTTTCATGACGGTGTCTGCTGTCACGCACGCATCTCTCAGGAACTGACGGAATTGATCGTCGCCCATGCTGTCGTTTTGGATCGTTAGCTTTTCCTTGGTCCCGCCCTCATATGCAACGTTATAGGGTGGGTCTGTAAGCCACATATCGACCAATTGGTTTTGAACCAACGTCTGCATGGCATCCACGCTAGTGCTATCACCGCACATTAGCCGATGCTTGCCCATCAGCCAAACGTCACCCAGCACCGTCACCGGATTGGCTGGCGTTTCCGGCACCGCGTCTGGATCAGTCAGGCCCTCGGTCTTCTCCGCGAGGAAGTTCTCAAGTTCGCCGGGATCAAAACCGGTGAGGGACAGATCGAAGTCCATGCCCTGCAAGTCGCCGAGTTCAACTTTCAGCAGATCAATGTCCCATCCGGCATCGAGCGCCATCCGGTTGTCGGCAATGACATAGGCGCGCTTCTGGGCCTCCGTGAGGTGCGCCGCCTCAACGCACGGCACTTCCTTCAGCCCCAGCTTGTTCGCCGCCAGGACGCGCCCGTGGCCCGCCACGATGCCATTCTTGCCGTCCGTCACCACCGGGTTGATGAACCCGAATTCCTTGATCGATGACGCGATCTTGGTGACCTGGGCCTCGGAGTGCGTCCGGCTGTTGCGGGCGTACGGGATGAGGTCGGCGGTTGGAATCAGCTTATAGGTCAGCATTGCTGTCCTTTTTATTGTCGGTTTTTGTGACTGCCTTAACGGCAAGTTCGATATATCGCGGAATCGGCTGCTTGCCGGTTTCATAGGCTCGGAAGGTGTTGCGTGCGAGGCCGAGGGCTTCTGCTGCCTTGCGCTTCGATAGGGCGACTGAGGTGCGCCATTGGATGAGTTCGTCTGGTGTCATGCGGCGCAATATAGAGCAAAAAAAACCCCACCACAAGGGCGGGGCCAGTTTGCTGCGGCGGGAGGAGTAAACCGCAGC